TGAAGTTTCCCGACGTCCGCACCGTTAGCGGTGTGGACGTGGTTGTCGGGAACTGCATCATCAACGTCAGTGGGATCGTTCCCCTGCAAGTCACGGACACGGTGATCGCGGAAGCGATCGCCCAGGCCGCCAATCTGTTCAGGGCGACCCTGGTCCAGGACTGCTTCAAAGCAGGATACGCAGCCCAGTAATTCGGGCTCCCGCAAGTCCCTTTTAACGGGGGACACTGACCTTCAACAACGGAGATATCATGGACGAGCAAATCGCCATGTTGTCACGCACACTATGTGCTGACCTCGACACACCTATCAGTTTGGGGGTTTACCTCCGGATGAAATATGGTGAATGGGATGACTACCTCGCAATGAGGCCGTCCCCGCATAACTATCTTGACAACTCAACCGGTGAGCTCCGATACTTCAAGGACGCGCAGGCTATTGAGCTGCTTAGAAAGTACCCTGACCTCCCGGTTAGGATCGATCGAAGGCAAGTTGCGATAGACGGGTTCTACACTGCGGAGATACAATGCTACCGCACGAACCAGAGACTCCGACCTTTCGTGGAGAACTTCGGGCTTACGCCCCTCCACGAACGCATTTTCCCTTTTGTGGATGATGCGAGAAAAATGATTCGGAAAATCTTAGGTCCGCTTCCCGCGGATTTGAGACTTCGGTTTGGACCCGGTGCCACGTTCGAGTCGAAGGGACATCCCCACGCTTCCCGTTTCACGGTAGCGGATAAAATGTCCATGCGTCTTGCACTCACGCCTGGCGCCTCTGATCTGGCTGTGTACATCTACCAGTCGGCTTGGGGACGCGCAATACTTCAGGCGAACCCCCACATGAGCGCTCCGACCTTCCTTCGTGGAAATCGATTCACGACAGTGGACAAGGACGCAACCAAAGATCGCGGGATCTGCGTCGAGCCGGGTGGAAACGTTTCACTCCAACTCGCTGTAGGCAGAGTCTTGCGGTCGCGGTTAAAACGCTTTGGCATCGACCTGAACAACGGGCAGATGCTCCACCGCGCTTTGGCGCGGTTGGGGTCCTTAGCAGGGACCTTAGCGACATGTGACCTGTCGTCTGCGAGCGACACCGTGGCGCACAGCCTGGTCAAGCTGTTCCTCCCCGAGGAATGGTACGACCTGCTTTCATCACTCCGATCTCCGATGACCTGGATGCCGAAAAGCAAAGGGAAACAGGGGGGTTGGGTGCGCCTCGAGAAGTTCAGTAGTATGGGTAACGGATTTACGTTCGAGCTTGAAACACTCGTCTTTGCGGCGATAACATCCGTCGCATCGAAGTCCCAATTAGGGACGGACGTGTTCGTATTTGGGGATGATATCATCTACCCCGCCCATGCTTCGGCCGATGTACTGGCCGCGCTCAAGTATTTTGGGTTCACACCCAATGAGCGAAAGAGCTTCCATGATGGACCTTT